GTCCAAGTAAATTGGAAAGGGCTAGAAGCCACAGAAAACTTCTAGCCCGACGCGAAAGCGTCACCCAACCACGATGGGCAATCACAGTATAGCCTAGAAGGGCACAGAATGAGCTCCGGTTGATATTGCTTGAGCCTCGAGTTTCTTGAGCCCAATCAACGGAAGCAGCTCTTTGGTCTTCCCGGTCAGTAAAGACCGAAGCTTGAACTACAACTTCTTGCTCATTGATTAGTTTGATTTCTGTGATGATACGGCCGTTAGGATACGTCTTCCAGAACTTCTGAATACGTTCTGAAACTGGCTCGTAATTGCTTAGGTCGAAACCCATTTTTCCTCCTACTTGAATGTGATGAATGGCTTGCCTTTACGGGCTTGTAAAGCGATAACCTTTTCACCTTGAAACAGACCATACTTAGTCCCGTTCATGAATGCAAGCACCGCGGACTTGTGTGCCTTAAATTGTTTATCCCATTGGTCGAACTCGAGTTTCGCCTGGAGAAGATGTGAGTATAGAGATCCAAGTTCCAGCTCGCCTTCCTCGATACCTTCGGATAGCTCCCTAACAGTCTCATAGGTAGACTCACTTCCGTCGTAGTCTGGGGCTGTCTTAGAGTCTAGGAAGCCGTAGAACGCCCGTAGACGGGTTTTCATGGTCTCGATAAGGGAATCATCCCGAACGACCTCAAACTCCTTCCAATCGCCTCCTGCAACCGCTACGACCATAGCCGAGTCCAGACCTAGAACCCAGAGGTAATGTTGAACTTGAAGGTTATAGTGCTCGGGTAGTTCATCCCAATACTGCCTGGTGAACTTGATCTCGAGGACGGATAGCTTGCCGTTCTTCCACTCGATTATGCCATCTACGTTGGCTACGGCTCGAGGGTCTTCCAGGCTTGCCCAAGTTCCGGTCTCGTGAACGGTTAGCCAATCTGAATTAGCTTCTTGGAATAGCTGCCTAATGACTGGCTCGAATGCTGTGCCTAGTTTCATTGGCATAGAAGGCTCGATGTTTGAATCGATTAGCCCGGTTTTTTCACAGTAAAGTGTGTAGGCAGACTTCCAGGGGTTTAGATCCATTACGGAAGCGATGTCAGAACCGCCGATACCCTTCCGGGCTTCGTGCCATTCTTTAGAGCCATGCTCAAACGTGCCTAAGAACCTTCCAGCTCTTAGGGCTTCGATTTTCTGTGTTATCTCCATGACCGCTATTTTAGTAAGCGGTTAGGACATTACTTGTTAGGGACGTTCTTGATTGCTAAAGCTGATCCACCAACGGTTAGAAGAGCTGCAACGACATCGAGGATTGGAAGAGCTAGGTCTTCGCTTAAAAGTCCAAGGATTACTAGAAGGGGAACTACCGAAGCAATAACTCCGTAGATCCATTTGCGGGTTTCTGGTTTGTAATTGAACATTATTGCCTTTCGATTATGGGAGTCGTGACCAAGTTTGAGAACCAACTATGCCATCGACTTTGATTGCTTGAGACTTCTGGAACTTGCGAACGGCCTTTTCTGTTATAGATCCAAAGATACCATCCACCTTTAGACCTCCAAGAACTGTCTGTAAATAACGAACGTTATCTCCAGTAGATCCATTCCTTAGCCATTTACTAAGTCTAGGCTTACCTGTAGAGACCGACGGAACCGACGGAACCGACGGCTTATCGGAAGCTCGCTTGTTGCATTCGCTCACTATGTAGTCAAGCTTTGACATTAGGAATGGTCCCGGGCAAGCTGTGGCCTTGTATTGAGAGTGCCAGGCGATAAAGAACTCGGACTGGACTCTAGCCTTGTCATTGAGAGCGAAGCCTTGACCAGCTCTTGGGGACTGGCTTGCGTGGTAAACAATTACGTCAATAAGTGCGTCAAGTGCAGCACTAGATACTGGCCAGTCTCCTCCGACGGAAGAGTTATCAATCTCGAAGGTTACAGCGTTAGGGTCTGGCTCTCCAGCGGTTGAATAAGGTCTACGATCTGGATGGACTATTCCAGTAACGGCTCCAGAATTAGCGATGTGATAAGTCGGATGAGAGTTCCGAGCATTGGTATTGGCAACATAACTAAGCCCGTTAGTTCCGGCTACGTGGTGAATGACTACGCCGTTTATTTTCCTGCCAGCTCGAGATCCACCAAAGCCGTTATCAATTACTGCAGATACTTTGGGATACCAGTCTGTCATTATTTTCCTATCGAGTTTATTAGCAAGCCAATCAAAGCTACAACCGAAGCGGTTAACCCGGTGTAAGCAATCTTCTCTACCCAAGCAAGTCTAGCTAGAGTTAGTTCAACTTCTCGAATGCGGTCTGGCACGTCGTCCAGGTGATCTAGCTTCTCGAGAACCTTGATAAGTATGTCCCCGTGCTCGAGCTGCTTCTTGTAGATGTCCCCTTGAGTAATCCGAACCGAGCTTGTTTTCTCCTCGGCCATTTTACAACGAAGCTATTTCTTCTTCTGTTAGACCTAGTGCAGCTAACTTAGCAAGTGCAGACTCTCGAGATTTGGCTTTATCTTCTTCTGCTTTGTTCTGTTCTTTAGCTTGCTTAGCAGCTACCTTGATAAATTCTAATTCTTCTTCTGATAAGGGTGCTATTGATTCCTCGCCAGTTAAAGCGTTTACAGTTAGTCCAGTTTTTTCAGTCAATTAGTTTTTCCTGTATCCATAAATTGAAATTTCTCCTGTAATTGTTCCAGCGGTTGTGTTGAATCTAAATCCTTCGTAACTTGTGCTGTTAGCTAATCTAGCCTTTTGCATCGTGCTGTCATTTCCACCAAAACCGCTTGCACCGTTCATTTGGTTAATAAAACCAGTAGTCGCTTGAGTTTTGAAGGGGCTAAATAATTCAATAGAAAGACTTTGCTACTTACCTGGTTGATTCAGTTCCAAAGATACAAGCCTTCTTTGCAGAACTAACCGATCCATCTACAGAACTTGGTGCAGCTTGGGAGAACCTTGGAGCTATCTTCAAGTCCACAGCCGACGAATTTAACAGAATGCTCGCCGTATTCGGTCTAAGTGAAATCTCCTTCAAAGATGTTCTAAACTTCGTCACTACTCTAACCGCAGGTTTCGGACAGCTATTCTTCTTCATTGGTCGAGTTGCAGACATCATCGGAGCTCTTATCTCGATGAACTTTCAAAAGGCCTTTGATCTAACCGCGAGCTTTGGGGCTAACTATGCAAGCTTTGTTCAATCGCAGAATAGAGCAACTAGCCTTATCGGTTCATCCGGGCAAATGAGTCAAGACCTAGCAATTCAGAACGTAACCATAAACGTAAACAACGGGAACGTAACAGCCCAGGAGATTGCAAACAAAATCAATCGTGGCAATAGAGCAACCGGGACTAACCTGATTCGAGCTAACTAACTCAAATGATTCCTAACTTTCAAATTGATCCGAACCTAAAAGTTGAGTTCTTAGTTCCAGATGAAGACAGCAGCTCATTCATTCTTGGTATTAGCGTCCTCGATGGCACAGACGTTCTTGGAGGGTTTGGAGAGTTCGTTCTTGGAGTATCTTTGCTTGGAGGCAACGACGTTCTGGCTCCTAGCTCCGGTCTCAAGTGGCAAGAAGTATCATGCTCCGTAGCTTCTGCAAACGTGTCAATCGGTGGATCACTTCAAGACTCGATTAACTTTCAACCGGAACCAGCGACGGCAAACCTAACTCTTCAAAGCTTTGAACTTGACCCGACTAAGAACAAAAACATTCGAGCTGCAACAAAGATACGAGTTGGACTTGAGAGCGATCAGCTTGACCGTGTTGTCTTCCAGGGATACATCGACACAATCGACGTCACTTACTATCCAGACGGATTGAACCTGATTCAAATTACAGCCTTTGACGCTTACAAGTCATTAGTAAACTCTCGCTTTGCAGTTTGGGATACTACATCCTTTGGAACACACATTCACGTAGACGAGACTTGGGAGCTTATCGGTATCTTTAGCGGTCTTGGATTATCGCCAGAGTCTTATCACGTAGGCGGTGTAATGCCGGTAGTCAATGAAACTAACGTTCTAGTCAGCTCTATAGTCAATGACGCTCTTACAGTTGGAAACGGTTTAGTTTGGCTAGACCAAGACACCGAAGAATTGGTCGTTATTCATCGCACCGGAGTTCAAACTCCAACACCGGAGACTTACATAATTGGAAACAATCACGGAGACGATTACCACTTATGCATGAGCGAGATAAATGTCTTCTCGGACGCGGACGCTGTCTATAACTCTCTAACGGTATCTTTGACTTCTGATCCTTTAACCTTCGTAGTTCGTAAAGACCAAGACTCTATAGATTTATACGGCGAAGCAGCTATTGACTTAGCAATCAACACCACAACCGCAGCACAACTAAACAACTGGGCGAATCGCGTATTCAACCACAGATCAGCCAATCAAGTAAACCAAGTAGTTACTCCGGCTAAAGACAGGCTAGGAACCCTGACACAAGCCGCTGTGTTTACACCGGGAATGACGGTAGGTGTCAGCTATACTAATAGTCAGCTCGACATCGTGGGATACTACACTATAATCAAGGTCTCTCATCGCATAGATGTAGATAATTGGTTCACAACCCTCGAACTATGGAAGGAAGCCTAGTGGCTTACAAAGTATTTACAAACGGAAGCGTTCTTCAAGCGTCCGAGATCAATGACAACTTAATGCGCCAGTCCGTTATGGTTTTCTCTAACGCTGCAGCTAGATCCGCAGCTCTTACCGTTCCACTAGAAGGAATGATTACCTGGCTAGAAGATGTAAACGCCCATCAGTATTACAACGGATCAGCTTGGGTAGCACTAACTACTCCAACTGGAATTAGCTTGGTTCATACTTCAACCTATACTGGCCAAACTTCTATCACAATAAACAACG